TTCGTCCGAGTCCACTTCCCAGACGGTCGCGAGATCGACGGAAAGGGACCTGACGTCGCGGACGCGGCGCTCGATGTTCTCCGGGAGCTAGGCAAGACCGGGACGATCACGAGCCTTCACGCGGCGTCGAGGGCTCTTGTCACGCTCGACGACGGGGCGACCGGTCGACTCGTCTGGGTCGACAAGCGTCGAGTCATGGCGAAAGTCCTCATCGGCGGTACCCATCGGGCGATCCCGCTCGGGTGCCTGAAGCTCGTCGAGATCCCTATCCCTCCGCTCCCGGATGAGGTAAAGTAACCGGGCTATGGCGCACTATGCGAGGGTGACGATGAAGACAGGAGAGGTCCTCGAACCGGTCCTCGCTCACGACGACGGGCGCGGCGTCCGCTTCTACGTCTGGGGACGAAGCGGCGGTCGTCTGCTCGGCTCCATCTTCGGGGGTCATATCCGCTCCTGGGGAGAGAAGCGACGGCTCGTCGCGGGAGGTCCCCGAGTCGAGCTACCCGCGGCCATCGAAGGAGATCTCCCCGAGGACTTCGCTTCATTCGAGGCTCTGAAGGGTTGTCAGTGTTCGCAACCGATCAAGAAGTTCCGTCCGCCTAGTGCCTGGGAGGAGGTCCCCGCATGACGAAGAAGGCGAAGTTCAAGCACGGCACGATCTCGGGCTACAACGCGCACGAGTGCCGGTGTAAGAAGTGCCGCGCGGCATGGGCGACCGTCATCGAGGAGCGACGGGACAACCGCGGGAAGCTGAAGGCGGGAGACCCTCGTCACGGCACGCTGAACGGATATACGAACTACCGGTGTAAGTGCCAGCTATGCCGTACGGCTTTCGCTCAGTACCAGACGGCTCGACGCGCGCGTCTCCTCGTGGAAGCCGAATCGGCATGAGCGACACTCACGGAGCCGTCGAGCCCGGAGGCTCTCTCGGGATCACGAAGATCTCGGGGACCTCGGCTCCGGTCCTGACTCAATGGGGAATGACCGAGGACGAATGGAACGAGAAGCGCGACGCTCGGCTCTCGACCATCGTCCTCATCGGTCTCGACTGGGTCGAAGACGGGATGACCTTCGAGGTCCAGCCCGGAGACGTCCTGACGATCGACAACGAAGCGAAGACGATCCGTCACGAGTTTGGCCCGGATCGGATGCCGACGTTCCTCGGTCACGATCATTCTCTCTGTGAGCCCGAGGGCTCCCGCGTGAAGCTCCCTGAGGGCGAAGAGGCAGATCCGCTTTTCATGTTCACGACTGCTCGAATGGACGGCTCGGCGGTCATGCTCGGGGACCTCTCGATCACGAAGGACGGCGGTCCGCTCGATGAGCGTCTGACGATCTCGTTCCGAGCTTCGGTGCCTGACTCGATCGACTTCCGGGACGGCTCCCTCCGTGACCTCTCGGTTCTTCTTCTCCATCGGTGTCATCGAGGATGCCCTTCGGTCACGCTCGATGGCGCGCCCGAGGGTCTTCCTCTTCATTGTGTGCTCGATGATGAGCACGACGGATGGCACGACTTTCGCTATGACGACGGGAACGCATCGGCGGACTACCGATGACCCCGGTCTCCGACTTCGAGCGGGGGGTCGTTCTGGCGATGCTCGGACCTTCGTTCCCTGGTCTGACCGAGGAGGAGATCCTCTTCGTCGCGATCCGATGGCGGAACCTTCCAGGGATCTTCTCCCTCGACGTCGAGATCGAGCCCGAGATCGAGTGGCTCCTGAGCCGACGACCGAACCCCGAGATCCTCCGTCTCGGAGAGCTTCTCGCCCGATCCCGAGAGCGGTCCTCTCTGCTCTCCGGTCCTATGTCCGAGAGGGTGACTCGATGACGATGGAAGCCTTCGACTCCGAGCTAGCGGACTTCGCGGAAGCGATCGCAACTACCGGACTGAACCTCGTAGGGCTCGACGGGAAACGGCTCCTCGTGATCGCATTTCCGGAGGACGCCTACCAGAAGGTCCGCTCAGCCTTCGTACGAGCCTCCGGGGACTTCCAGACCTCGACGACGGCTTCGACCCTCTGGGCGCTCCTCGACCCCTTCCTCGACGACTACGAGCGGAGCGATCCCGAGTCCCTGCCTCCGGACTACGACCCGAGCCTCGACGGTCCCGAGCCGATGGACCCTCCGGACGGCGGCACCCGATGACCGCTCACCCGGTCTGTCCCTTCTGCGGGGTCGAGCTAGAAGGCTTCACGAGCCCCGAGGAGGGCGATGCGATGGGGACCTTCTACCTCGGTGAGATCTCCCGAGGGAACGAGCTAGCGGACCTCCTCGAAGACGCCTACGGGGCAGACCCTCCCGAAGCGCTCAGAGAGTGGCGGCTCCGTCATCCGAGGAGAGCAGATCTTCCCCATCCTGGGGACAACCCTGGGGACAACCGTCTCCGAACCGACGAAAGAGAGAACCTCGAATGAGCGACACCTTCTGCCACGGCGACTACTCGTACTGGGCGAACGCGGTCCGAACCGGACCGAGCGGCGGAGCCTCCGAGACCTCCCAGATGTTCCCCGAGGGATGGTCGACTCCCGGTGACGCTGAGACGAGGACCTCGACGATCTACAACAACGCGACCCGAGGTCTCTGGCTTCCCCTGTTCATCCCGGAAGGGTGCGACGGCTACAAGGGCTCGATCGACCCCGAGACCGGAGAGCTTCTCCCCGAGATCATCTACTACGCGGCGAATCACGTCGGCTCGACCTTCGACCAGAAGTTTGCTCCGGTCGACTCGTCCCCGGAGACGAACGCGGCACGGTTCGAGTACGCGAGGGAGCTAGCTCTCGACGCGGCAAAGAACACTTCTGGCGGCGGTCCGAACGTCCGTGAGATGGCGTGACTCCGTCGAAGACGTCGAGGAAGATGCGCGTCGAGATCTTCAGACGGAAGGACGGGCTCTCCGACTTCCGCTTCGTAGCTCCGAACGGTCTCGTCGTCGGCTCGACGTCTCAGGGGTTCTCCTCGAAAGGGAACGCGAAGCGGGGAGTCTCGTCGTTCCTCGGGAGGCTCGGTCTGAAGCTCGACGTCGTCGATCTCGTCGACCTGACGAAGGTTCCCCGATGAACGAGGTCGGAGAGGCGATGTATCAGGACGCGGCTCGGGTCGCCTTCGTCGAAGGGTCGGTCCGTGCCGAGCTAGTGATGCTGGCGCAGACGATCGGTCAGATCGAGACGCGGCGGGAACGGCTCCGAGCGGCAGTCGTCGAGCTACGCGACCGGATCTCTCCGGTCCTCGATCTGAGCGCGATCCTCAATCCGACCCCGAGCCTCGTCTCTCCCGCTTTCGGAGTGACGGCTTCGAGCGATGTCGCTCAGGAGGTCAGGCGACTGACGACTCTCCTCATGGAAGTTCAGGACGCCTTCGATCAAGAGATCGAGGAACTACGCGCGCTCTGCGAACGGGTCGCTCTGTAGTGGGCGGAGTCCGTGACGACGAGCGTCAAGCGACGGTGATCCTCGTCGTCACGGCTCTCCTCCTCGCGCTCGTAGCCTTCCTCTCGGTGTACGGATTCCTCGCGGCGAGACGATGGGCGGAGCATCTCGACGAGCCGATCGTTCACTCCTATCAGGGGACGACTTGGATCGGGGACGTCTGTCACGTCGACGACCGCGGCGTCCTATGGTGTACGTCTTCCGGGTGAAGTACCTTCGGCTTCCCGGTCCCTTCGGACCCAAGGGGAGTCGCGATGGAGCTAGGCGGGGAACGGATGCTTGTCCGATGCGGATCGGATGAGAGAAGGTGCGAACCCGACAAGCTCGAAGCGACAGTCGAAGCGATACGTCGAGCGAACCCAGTCGGGATGATGATCGAGGTCCGAAGGTTCGGTCTCGTGAGAGGGTGAATCATGGCGCTCGAAGACTGGATAAAGACCGAGGTCGGATACGTCCGAGCCTCCGAGGTCGCGGCAGTCGTCATCGAGACTCGACACTCGTCCTACTTCCGTGAGTCGAAAGGCTACGAGGAAGAGATCGAGTGGAACGTCCTCGTCGCGATCACGAAAGGCGGAGCGAAGATCGACGTCCGAGACGAGCGCTTCGGGATGCCGACCCTCGAAGCGGCGGCGGCTCTCGTCGGTCAGATCGAAGTCTCGCTTCAGGACTGGGTCGTCGGTGACGACGGTGCGGCATGGCGGGTTGGCTCGTAGTGGCCTATACGTCGAAGATGAAGGGCTCTCTCCCTTGCAAGTGCGACCGAGGGGAACGTCAGAGAGTCGAGACCGAGTACGCGGCGCTCATGGGGCGCGCTCCGAAGAACCTCAGTCACCTTCCGTCTTGTCCGATCGTCGAATCTTACCGTCTCGCTGAGGTCGAGAAGAAGCTCTCGACTCTCGACGTTCAGCCTTCGCTCCCTGACCCAGTGTGCGAAGCGGCGGACGCGGCGAAACGGAAGGACCTCGAAGCGGAGCGGGCTCGTCTGCGGAAGAGACTCGACTCATACCTCGACAAGGCGAAGACCTAGCGGGTAAAGTAACCGGGATGAACGCTTGTTCTTGCGGTCACGCTCGACTCGATCACTCGGGGCTCTCGGTCGGTGAACCGTGTCGGCTCTGCGGATGCAAGAGCTACGAGGGGACCGGTCGAGACCCGATCGGGGACCTCATCATTCAGAGCCCAGGAGTCCGAGCGCGTGACCCTTGGACCTCTCACGAAGCGGCGGCGGCTCAGACCCCGAGGAAGAACGGTCCGCTCCACGCGGCGATCCTCCTCGCTCTCTCTGCGCATCCCGGTCATACGGACGAATGGCTCATCGAGACCCTCACCGGTCCGGAGTCCTCGATTCAGACGAGGCGGCACGAGCTACAGGAGGCGGGGCTCGTCGTCGATACCGGCGTCTCGAAGTCGCGCTACGGGAGACGGATGCTCGAATGGTCTCTCTCTCCGGTCGGCGTCGACTTCGTCAGGAGTCACACTCGGGAGCTAGTAGAGCTACGTGACCGAAGGAAGCTCTACCGGTGAAGCGGACGCTCTTCCTCGCGAAGTTCTTCGGCGTCTTCATGCTCCTCGACGTCCTCGTCGGGACCGCGTATCTCCTCGAAGGCGGACGGCACGGTCTCATGGTGGCGGCGATTATGGGCTTCGGCGCGCTCTGCTCCGTTCACGCGTCGATCGGCTACCGACGTCAATACTGGGAAGAGCGGCTCGACCGAGCGCGCGAGATCCAGATCCTATGAAGTCCCGCGCTGAGGAACTTCTCGAAGAGCTTCGTCAGTACCAGGACGACGTACTCCGAGAGAACGAGAAGCTTCTCGCTCCCGGCGTCCTCGGTGTCACGGCTCCGGATCACGATGGCGGACTCGTGATCGTCTGGCTCCGAGCGGCGAAGGAAGGGAGCGGCGACGTCGGCCGGTACCTCGACCGGGAGATCCTGAAGAGGACAGTCCGAGTGATCGACCCGAACGTTCGGCTCTCAGGGATGCTCGATCGACGCGGGTTCAAGAAGTGTCAGATCTGGGGAGCAGATGCATCGCGCACCTTTCCCGGAATGGTGAAACGATTCGACTACCTAGCAAGGGGTGAGCATGACGAAGTGTCCCTCGACTCACGTCGTCCAGAATCCAGCGGACCTCCTCGACCCGATGATCGGTCGAGCCTTCGCTGAGGTCTCCGGACCGACGACGATCGCGTGCAAAGATCCCGACGAGGATCACGGCGAGCATTTCGGAACGGTGATCCCGTTCCCTGGCTTCGCTGAGGTCGTCGTCCGATGGAACGATCCTCCCGCTCCGAGAGCTTCGGTCGCGGCTCGGACTCTCCCGCTCAGCGCGAAGGAGTCGCGCGCTCTGCTCCTTCTCGAAGCGGTAGCTCGGGCGATCGTCTCAGGTGCCGCGACGACGGCGGCTCTCGAACCGTGCCTCGGAGTGATCGAGACTCTCCGGGAGATCGAGGGCTCGTGAGTCATCTCGGGATCTGGGTCTGCGACGGATGCGGGACCGAGGATCGAGGCGGGATGCCTGGCTTCCCTCCCGAGGAATGGATTCGAGCGAAGGCGACCTCGAAGGATCGGACGGAGAGCCCGACTCACGACTTCTGCTCTCGGTGCGCCCAGGACGTCAACCTTCACGACGTAGCGGCGACGGGGAGGCTCATCGAACAACCGAAGGCGACGACGAAGAAGGGGGTCGTCTCACGAGCGAAGCTCCTCGCGGATCTCGGAGAGGATCTCGACTCCGGCGATCCCGGAGAGTAAAGTAACCGGGACACTCAGCGTTCACCGAATAGGAGACCAGATGAAGCGACTCATGGCGGGGCTCGGGCTCATAGCGGCGCTAGCGATCGGAGGGCTTACCTTCGGTCAGACGGCGGAAGCTCGATCGGTCCCTCACTGGTACTGCTCGACGACGACGACGGACGGTCAGCCTTGCATCCCCGATCCGACGACGACCGTTCACGTCACGACTACCTACCCGACGACGACCGCGGCGACGACCACTCAGGCGACGACCACGATCGCGACCACTACAACCGCGACGACGATCGCGACGACGACGACGAAGCCCCAGGAGACGACGACCGTCCCTCAGACGACGACGACGGTCGGCTCTTGTGCTCCGCTCTGTGCGGGTCAGAACGGCTCGACCACTACGGTCCCTCAGACGACGACGACCGTCGCGAAGACGACCACTACCCTCCCGGTCTCAGTCGCTCCGACGACGGTCGCTCCGACGACGATCCCGGATACGACGGCGGTCGACCAGACCGTCCCGGCGACCGTTCCGACCGAGCTTCCGCACACTGGCGCTCAGACCGACATCGAGCTAGCTCTCGCGGGCGGTCTGCTCTTCCTCGGATGGCTAGCTCTCGTCACGAAGAACGTCTTGCACCGGAAGCCGTGATCGAGCGATGGCGCACTCGACCGGTCGAGGTCGAGGCGATCGTCTATGACGGCTCTCCGGATTCGAGGGAAGAGGTAGAGCTTTGGTCGGGGATGGACCTCACGGTCCGTCTCCGATCGAAGGGCTTCGAGAAGGGGGACGCGGTGATCCGTGATCGCTCGGGCTGTCGGATCGTGAAGGCAGATCGGATCGCTCGGGACTTCGAATACCTCGGTCTGAAAGGGGACGATCGGTGATCGGGCTCGTTCCTCCTCCGGTCGCGGCGGCGGCGATGGCGGTCCTCTGCGGCGCTCGGAACGTGCGCGAGGTCGGCGCGGCGTGCGGGTGGAAGTCGAGCGAGACGGCTCATCGTTACCTCACCGCGGCTCACGCGATGGGTCTCGTCCTCTGGGAGCCCGAGAAGGACGGGACTCTCCGTCCTGGGCTCACCCTCGTAGCTTCGAGCCTCGGGCGATGAAGGGGAAGCCTCTCACTCTCGAAGACGTCGTTCTCTACGGACGTGATCCAGACGGTTCCGAGTGGAAGATCGAAGCGGATGAGGTCGTCATCGACCTGAAGCGGAACGGGACCTTCCTCGGGCGATTCCGAATGGTGAAGCCGTGGGGGAAGTGTCAAGCGAAGATCATTCATATGGTCTACCTCGGGACCGTCTGGCGCAGTCCATGATCGACGAGATCGTCGACGCTCTCGCGGTCGCTCGGATCACGCGCCTAGTCGTCGAGGACCGCGTCCCCTTCGGCTGGCTCCGGGCTCGAATCCTGAAGGCGGAGAAGCGGAGGATCTTCGAGTCTCACGAGTGCGAAGGCGATCTCTGCACGAAGCATCCCGGTCACTTCGAGTCGACCTACGTCGAGGAGCTTCTCTCGTGCGCGTGGTGCGCTTCGATCTGGGTCGGGCTCCTCGTGCTTGTGGCTCGACGTCTTCCCGGATGGCGCTCCCTCGCTCGGGTCCTCGCGGCGTCCGAGATCTCTGGTCTTCTCGCGGCCTACGTCGAGAGGTAAGGTCGTCGAGGGGTTACACGGTCGAGGCTCCTCGCGGTTCGCACCTTCCGCGGGGAGCCTCGCTCCGCGCCGTAGGATCGGCGCTCATGGCGCGCCGTAGGTCCGAGGACGTAGTCCTCCCCGCTCCCTCCCGTCTTCGTCCCGTCGTGATGCAAGCATCCGCGATGAAGCTCGAAGTCGGCTCTACCTCGACCCCCGCGACGGTCGAGCAGACGCGTCAAGGCTGGTATTCCCTGGCATGGCGCGCCTTCGACGACGTCGGGGAAGTGAAGGGCGGCGGTCGCTTCATGGAGTCCGCGGCGTCGAGGGTCGTCCTCGCGCTCGGCATCATTCCCGGTCTCGGGGAGGACCCTGTAGCTCTCCACGATGCGGAGGAGCGAGGGCTCATCTTGGGCGCTCCGAACGCTCCCGAGCTAGAGAGCGCTCAGGAGGACTCGGTCGTCTCCGCGGCGGACGTAGCGATCGCTGAGATGCTCGTTCAGGGAGTCGTGAGCGGACAGGAAGGCGAAGGCGCGCTTCTCGGGTCCTGGGCTCTGAAGAGCTTCGTCATCGGAGAGGCGTACGTCGTCGGCTTCGTCGACCCCGTCACGCTCGAAGAGGTCTGGCTTTGCCTCTCCTCTGATGAGATCGTCCGCGACGAGCGAGCGAAGGGCGGCGACCCGAAGGTCCTCATCCGTCGCTCGGGTCAAGCCCAGACGGCTTCGGGTACGGACGCTCCCGGTCTGCTCGACATTCATCTTCCCGACGATGCGATCCTTCTCCGGATCTGGCGGCGGCACGGACGCTACGGCGATCTCTCCGACTCGAACCTTCACGGATGCCTGACTGAGTGCGAGGAGCTTCGAGTCCTCGACGCTTCGATCCGAGCGACCGGTCTCTCTCGTATCCCTGCGGGGATCCTCGCGATCTCCGATGACATCGAGCCTCGACCGGTCGCGCTCGAACCGGACGAGGACGACGATACGGAGAACCCTCAGCAAGACCCCTTGCTCGTCGAGATCGTGAAGCATATGTCGACCCCGATCCAGGACCCAGGGTCGGCATCGGCGGCGGTCCCGTTCCTCCTGCGTCTCCCGTCGAGGACCGATGCGGGAGTGAACGCTCGGGATCTCGCTTTCATGATCGACACTGGGCGGACCCTCGACCCCGAGGTCGTCAACCGTTGCCAGTACCTCCGTGAGCGGATCGGCGCGACCCTCGAACTTCCCTCCGAGAGGATCACCGGCTCGATCGGTGAGTCGAATCACTGGACTGCATGGCTCATCGACGAGGAGACGTACCGGCTCTACGTAGCTCCGACCCTTCAGCCTCTCTTCGACGCGCTGACCCTGAAGTACCTCCGTCCCCGCTTGATCGCTTCCGGCGTCGACCCCGAGGCGGCTTCTCACTTCGTCCTCTACGGCGACCCGAAGGACCTCACGACTCGACCGAACCGCGTAGACAACGCGGTAGCGGGACACTCCGGGATCGCGATCTCGAACGAAGCCTTCCGCTCGGCGCTCGGCTTCACCGATGCGGACGCGCCGACTCCCGAAGAGGTCTTCCTTCGGATCATCTCCCGACAGACGGTCCTCCCTGACGCGGTCGTCCCGCTCCTGAATCAGATCTTCGGGACGAACTTCACGGAGCCCGCGGTAGCTATCGGTCAGGGCGGCGGGTCTCCCGCTCCTCCGGGCGGAAACAAGCTCCCCGCACCTCCCGTCGAGAGCGGCGGCGGGACGCTCGGTCCTCCCTCGGGTGAGGGCTCACCGATCACGGCGTCCGCATCGAGGGCGCAGAAGCGCTCCGCTCTACGGCTCATGGCGATAGACCGTCGACTCCGAGAGCGGCTCATCGTGGCGGCAGATGCAACCGTGACCCGAGCGGTCGAGCGCGCGGGAGCGAAGCTCCGCTCATCACTGAAGGCGGGCCGAGTCGGCTCGATGCGATCCGATCTGAATCACGAGATGGTCGCGGTCTCGAACCGTCGACTCCTCGCGACCCTCGGACGTGAGCGGATCATCTCTCTCGCGGTCGAGCCCGACGATCTCTTCTCCGCGGACTTCGACGACCTCGAAGAGCGATGGAACGACTGGCTCGCGGGTGCTCAGGACGACGTCGTCTCGACGGCTTCACGTTCGCTCGGTACCGACCCTGACGGAACGGCGATCTCGAACTACCGAGCGAAGGCGGACGAGCGGAGCAAAGCGGGATGGCTCTTCCTCTCGGCGGCTCTGCTCACGATCGCTCGACAGTCCGTCTTCGATCCCGCTCCTCATGCCGAGCTAGGGGAGACCTCGTCGTCGATCGTCCCCGCGGGAGTGATCCGCTTCGCTCTGTCGGTCGCGGGAGGTAATTCACCGATCAAGACCTCGTCGGGAGGCGTGAAGGACGGCTCGACGGGAGGGTACGCGGGAGGCTTCTCGACCGGTGACGACGTCGCGGCGCTCTGGGGCTCAGAGGGTCAACCGTGGCAGGGCTTCGAGTGGATCTGGAACGACGAGGGTCAGGCGATCTTCGAGCCTCACTTCGCACTCGGTAGCTCGGGTCCTGACGGCGGCGGAGTCCAGTACGCAAGCGACGACGACCCGGTCCTCTCGACGGAGGGAACGGGAGCCGAGTGGATCGGGGACTTCTTCTTCGTCGGAGATCACGGCGGGTGTCGATGCGACGCGGTTCCGATCTGGTCATGACTCACCGGATAGCGGAGACGACGGCGAAGTCGACGCTCACCCGATGCGGGATCGAGATCCCGAAGAAGGATCTCCCGAGCTTCTCGCTCTCGATCTGGGCGGTCGACATCGACTGTCCCGACTGTTCTCCGAAGAGACCCTGACGAGGTCCTTCCGCGTCTGGGCTCGACCTCGGAGGTACGATCCGCTTCCGTGGCTCGATCCTCGACCTCGACTCAGCTTCCCTCGAAGACGAAGCGCGGGGCTCCGTTCCCTCATGGAACCGTGAACGGCTACGCGAATCATGGGTGTAAGTGCGGCGCGTGCCGACGAGCCTGGGCGGACTATCACATCGCATACCGAGCCCGAGGCGGGGGTCCTTCCCCGAGCTAACGGGGAAGACGTAGCCTCCCGGTCATGCCTTCGACTCTCATCCCGACTCGCTTCTCGTACCGGGTCGTCTCGTTCGAGCTTGTCGACGATCCCGCGGTGATCGCGGCGGCGACTCCCGGCGAGCAACCGTGGCGCGCCGTGCTCATCGAGGAAGGCATCCGGACGACCGATGGTCGGATGGTCTCCCCGAACGCTCTCTCATGGCGCGAGCTTCCTCTGACCCTCGGATACCAGGGGACGACCCCGAGCGGATTCAATCCTCACGGAGACGCGGAGGCGGCGGGTCGGATCGAGACGCTCGACCGGACTCCCGGTCCCTCGAAGGGATCGTTCCGCATCATGGCGACCGGCGCGTTCACCGCGGACCCTGAAGGTCAGCGCGCGGCGGAAGCGGTCCGCTCTCAGAAGGTGCGCGGAGTGTCGGCGGACGTCGAGGCGATCCAGGTCCGTTACGAGGCGGAGGTCGACGGGACGAGCGGCGAGGTCATCTCCGAGACCGAGGTTCTCGACGAGGGTCGGATCATGGGAGCGATCGTCACTCCTCATCCTGCCTTCGCGGATGCGACGATCGAGGTCGACGGTGAAGTCATCCCCGAGGAGGACGTCACTCCGCTTCCGGTCGCGGCTTCGGCGCGCGCGGGGATCGACTCGTCCTTCTTCGACGACCTCGCGCTCGACCGTCTGACCCCGTTCACAGTCGAGCCGATCCCAGGGATCGAGGGGACCTACGAAGTTTTTGGTCACATCGCTCCTCGGAACGTCTGTCACCTCGGGCTCCCCGGATGCCGAACCGTCCCGCTCGACGGGACTGGGTACGCGTACTTCCACGCGTCACCCTTCGAGACGACCGACCTCGGGAAGATTCACGTCGGGCTCTTGACCCTCGGAGGCTTTCACTCCGACCTGAGGACGCTCGCGGAGACGAACGAGTTCGATCTTCGGCGGAGCTTCGAGGATATGGACTCGGTCGCGTGCTTCGTGCGAGCGGGTCACGACTCGTTCGGCGTCTGGATCCACGGTGTCACGCGCGCGGGGATGACCGAGGAGGACGTCGAGCTTCTGACCGCGTCGAATCCCTCGGGTGAGTGGAAGCCGATCCGCGGGAAGGACGCGCTCGTCCGGATTCACAATGTCCCGGTGCCTGCCTTCCCGGTGCCTCGGGTGCTCACGGCTTCGGCTCTGTACGTGAACGGCGAGCTAGCGGCCTACGTCTCGGGTGGAGTGCCTCGTGACCCTTGCGACGAGACCCTCCCCGAGCCTCTGGCGGCTTCGGCGTCTCGACAAAGGGCCGAGATCCGCGAGACGATCGGGCTCGACTTCGAGACGGTCGCGAGTGCTTTCGCTGCGGGGCTCGGTCCGATCGTCGAGCGGCTAGATCGCATCGAGGCGGCTCAGTCAGCGATGGTCAAGTTCGGAACCTTCGACCTACCCGACAAGCTCTGAGATCTCCTCGGTCGTCCACTCGCCCGGACTGGACCGAAGGGGAAGGAACGACCGTCTCGTCTGCCTCGCCGCGGAGACGGTCGTTCCATTTACGGCTACCTCCCCTTTAGAGTCCCGTACTCAGAGAGAGGCGACCGTCGCGTAGCGCGGGAACGAGCGTCCGTAGGACGTCCCGTCTGACTCCTCGAACCGAACTAGCGGCTTCGACAACAGGAGTAACGATGACGATTCAGGAGCTTCTCGCTCTCCTCCTCTCGGGCGATCTGTCCGGGGTCTCGAACGAAGACCTCGCGGCGCACGAGACGACCCTTCAGGATGAATTCGACGCTCGACGGGCGGCAGGGGTTCGCGGTGCGGATGCACTCGCGGAGCTTGCGCAGATCGTCGACGCGGTCGACAAGGTCCGCGAAGAGGCGGCGGTCCGCCTTCAGATCGCGGCCGACGAAGACGCGGCAGTCGCGGAGATGGAGTCCCGTCTTCGTCCCGTCGCGGAGCAAGACCCCGAGCCTGAGCCCGAGCCCGAGCCTGAGCCCGAGCCTGAGGCGATCGACGAGGTCGTCCCCGAGCCCGAGGCGGTCCCCGTTGCGGCGGCGGCGGCTCCGATCGTGACCCGAGTCGCTCCGCGTGCTGCGGCGATGTCCTCGGTCCGCTCGGACGCTCCTCCGAGGTCTCCCGCTCCGACCAATCCGATGCGGCTCGTCGCGACTCCCGGAGTCGACGCGAACCGTCTCTCGATCGCGGAAGCGTTCATCGAGGCAGACCGGACGGTCGGGATGGCTCCGTACTCGATGAATCATCGGGTCTTCTCGATCCGAGGTCAGTACCCGGAGAACCGGCGTCTCGACCTCCGCAACGCGGCGCACAATGAAGCGATCATGAGGGGTCTCTTCGGTCCCGAGACGCTCACGGCGGCGGGAGGCGCGCTCACGGCTTCGGCTCTGTGCGGACCTCCGACCCCGTACTACGCGCTCGCGCAGATCTCCTCCGCTGCTCGTCCGTTCCATGACGGACTGGGTTCCCTCTCCGTCTCGGAGCGCGGCAAGCTCGCGTTCAATCGTCCCTTCGGTCTCGCTGACTTCTCAGGCGCGGTCGGTATCTGGGACGACGACGACAACGAGGACGACAACGCGGAGAAGAATTGCGACACGATCGACTGTGCGACCCCGGCCGAAGCTGAGGTCCGCGCTTTCACGCGGTGCCTCACGATCCGGAACTTCTTCGCTCGGTACAACCCCGAGCAGGTCTCGCAAGCGGTCGACCTGACGGTCGTCAACTGGGCGAAGGCTTCCGAGATGGCTCTCCTCGACTCCGTCAAGGCGGCTTCGACTCAGACGGTCTCGGGTCGGGCTCTCGGCTCGGTCGCGGACTTCGCGTACACCCTCGGTGTCGCGGCTTCGGGCTACCGGAACGCAAACCGGATGGACCCCGAAGCTCCGCTCGTCTCGGCATGGCCCGCGTGGATCGTGAACGCTCTCTCGGGTGACATGGCTCGCGCTCAGCACAACTACGCGGAGCAACTTCGTTTCACGCGTGCGAACGTCGACGAGATCGCGGCGTCCCTGAACGTCCGTCTCATCTTCTACATCGACTCCCCTTCGACGGGGACCTCTCAGGTCTTCTCGGCTCAGGGAGTCGGCAACCTTGCGGACTACCCGGACAAGGTGCAATGGGGTCTGTGGCACGAGGGCGCTCACGTCGTCCTCGACGGCGGACCGGACCTGAACTTCGGGATCGTGCGCGATGCGGCGAGCAACCGGGCGAACACCTATCAGACCTTCGGTGAGAGCTTCGAGGGCTACGCCTATCTCGGCGTGAAGTCGCTCTGGAACACCGAGGATCTCTGCCCGAGCGGCACCTTCTCGGCTCCTGACGTCGTCCTCGATGACGTCTGCGGCGGTACCTCGGTCCCCGGTTCCTAACCGGGCCGGTCATAGTTCCTCGGGAGGGTCTCGCTCACCCCGGACCCTCCCGAGGTTCGCTCTATTCGATCTAGCTCTGACGAGGTAAGCGATGCCTCCGCTCTTCGACGTAGTCCCCGCTCCTCCGATCCTTCCGTCGACGATCGGTCTTCTCCCTACGCTCGGTCAGAGGGTCACGATCGGCGGCGGGCGATGGGAGGGCGGGTACGCCTTCGAGCCGAACGGCTGTCTCACTGGCGGCTCTCAGTCCAACGGATGCGACGCGGATACGACGAAGGACATCGACTCGTTTCCCGCGGTCGTTCAGCATGTTCCCTCCTTCGTCTGGGTCGGCGGTCGGTGCTCGACGCTCGGCGGCATGGCGCGAGCGGAGATCGGTCCTCGGGTGCGAGCTTCCCTCGAAGCGTCTCAGGGCTCGAAGATCGAGCGGGAGCTATGGCGCGGCGACAACGCGTCAGGCGACGCGGCGGTGAACCTGTACCTCGCGGGAGGCTCTCCGAACTTCGTCGATCTCACTCCGGGCGGCTCTGACGTTTCTCCGGGCGGGTACGCACTCGCTGCGCTTCAGATGCACCTCGCGCAGTGTGCCGAGGGCGGACGCGGGATGATCCACGCGACGAGGGCGACGGTCGACATATGGCTTCGCGAGTACCTCGTCGAGGCGAACGGGAATCTTCTCCTCGACTTCTTCGGGAATTGGATCGTCGCGGGAGCGGGATACGACGGCTCGGAGCCTGACGGCTCGGTCGACGCTTCCGGTGAGACGGCCTACGCCTACGCGACCGGGCTCGTCGACGTGAAGCTCGGAGACATCGTCCTTCTCCCGTCGCTCGACGCGATCGAGGAAGCGGTCTCACGCGCCGACAACGGCGTTCAATGGATCGCGGAGCGGGTCGCGGGAGCTACCTGGGATGGGTGCTGCCACGCGGGAATCAGGGTCGGTCTCTGTGAGACGTGCTGCGATCCGAGCGGCTCGTAAGCGATGACGGTCCCGGTCGTCACTCACGCTCGGGCTCGGTGCTCTTGTGGCGCGTCTGGCGGCTCGGGTGATTGCGCGTGCTCTGCGGACGCGTATCAGCCCTACTGCATCGAGGCGAACACAGACGACGCGTCGACGGTGATCCTGGCGACGAGCCCCTTCTCGTACTACCTCATGGACGTAAACGGCGCGGCCGACATCAGCGGGAATGGACACACTGGGATCTCGTCGATCGGGACGGTGACGTACGGCGTCGCGGCGATCACGTCGAAGGCGCTCGAAGCGACGCGCTACACGAACGGCGGCTCGATCGCCTTTCCTCCCCCGGTCGCGGATATGGGGAATCCCGCTCAGGCTTTCGCTGTCGCGATGGTGATGCAGGTCGACGATTACGACTCGGTCGGCGGTAACTCCGCGCTCGATGGGGGCTTCCCGTTCCTCTCATGGGCGGGTACGTCTCCGCCGAAGATGGCGCACGTCATCGGCGCGACCGGACATCTCTGCCCCTTCTCGGACTCGACCTTCGCTCGGCTCGGGAACTTCGTCAGGTCGCGCGACGTCCTCTTTGCTCTCGGTGAGCCTCACGTCCTCATCCTGAACGCTCCCGCGGCGGTGAACAGTCTCGGTACGTGGGAGTTCTGGCTCGACGGTGTGCTCGTGCTCACATCTCAGCGCGAGGGGACCGGAACGGACGGCACCTCCTTCCAGATCGGCCGGATCGCGGGCGGCGGTCCGTTCTTCGGCGCGATCGACATGACGTACTCGAACCTCGCTACCTGGGCTCGCGGCTTGACGGAAGCGGAGATCCGCACAATCACCGAAGTCCTCATTGACGATGCCATCATCGCGACTGCCTGGGTCCCGTCATGACCGACCCCGATCGTTCCATTTACGCAACCGGTCCGCTTACGATGCGGATCGAGATCTCCGAGGAGGAGTAGCGATGCCGAATCCACACTGTTTCGGGTCAGTCCAGGCGTGCGCGATGCGAGTCGGGAAGCTCGACGATGCGGGCGCTCCGGACCCCGGCGCGGACAACCTGTACGTGACGGACTCGCTCATCACGGTTCAGACCTCGTACGAGATCGAGACCGGCGCGGAGTTCATTCAGAAGAACGGTTGCGGCGCGATCTGTCAGAACTTCAAGGAGCAAGACAAGCTGAAGCGCGTCACCCTCGCTCTTCAGCTTTGCCAATTCGACTACGAGCTTCTCGCTCTCATGCTCGACGCGACCCCGATCATCGGTGACGTCGTCACGGCGAACGGGACGATCGGAATCGTGCTCCCGTCCTCGACGGCTCCCGCATCGAATGGCGTCTCCCTAGAGATCTGGTCGAAGGCATGGGACGGCGGTAGCCAGGCGGTCTCCTCGGGCGGAGATCCGCTCTACCATCACTTCGCGTGGCCGAAGACGACCTGGGTCCCCGGACAGAGGACGATCGAGGCGGGGATCATGGTCATTCCCGTCGACGGGATCGGCACGGAGAACCCGACGATCGGTGACGGTCCGGTCGACGACTTCCCGATCTGGGGTCCCGAAGGTCCCGAGCTTGTCTGGCTCGATGACTCCATCCCGGATGCGGTCTGCGGGTATCAAGCTCTGGTCGCATCATGACGGCGGTCATGAGGACGATGGAAGCGGGAGGAAAGCTCGACCTCAGGGTCGTTCGCGGCGTCCCTTCTCACGGCGAAGACGTCGTCGAATGGGGAACGGTCCTCACTCCTCGGAGGACGGTCGACCTCGCGGCGGTCCGCGCTCTCGGGATGCCGAAGCGCGGACTCCCGGACTCGGTGAACGAGTGGCGCGCGAAGAACCTCCCGAACCTCTGGCGCGGTGCTCGTCGAGTTGCTCTCGCGAAGACGTTCCAGATCCCGACTCACTTCGGAGCGCTCTTCGTCGCGAAGGTCCGCGACGGTGAAGTGATCGAGGAGCTAGGTCTCGCTTCGCTTCGGGTCGTCACGGATGCGGGGGTCGCGGCGATCGCTGACTCGTTCGGAAACACCTTCGAGAACGAGCTATTCAATTTCCACGGAATGGGGACCGGAACGGTCGCGGAGGCGGCGGCGGATACCGCGCTCGGGACCGAGCTAACGACGGAATACAACCCGAACAGCACGCGAGCGACGGGTGTCCAGACGACTCCGACGAACGTCTACCAGACGGTCGGGACGAACACGATCGACTCAGGGACCCCGGCAGTCACGGAGCACGGCATCCTCTCGCAAGCGGCGACGGGCGGCGGGACGCTCCTCGACCGATCGAAGTTCGCGGCGATCAACCTCGTTTCAGGTGACGGGATCCAATTCACCTATCAGCTAACCCTTACCTCGGGCGGCTAACCGAGGTCGATGGCTTTCGTCATCGCGCATATCGAGACGAACGATGCAGCGGTCATCATCGCTGCGCTCACGGCGATCTCTGCGATCCTGGCTCCCGTCGTGATAGCTCTTACTACCTCACTGAAGAGGATTCGGAGCGCGGCGGAGATGGCGGTACACAACACTCAACCGAACGGAATCCCTGACGAAGAAGGGAACGTCGGTCCTCCGAGTCCCTTCGATCGAATCCTCGCGTCTCACGAATACATGATCGGTCAGCTTCACGCGGTAGCGGCAGAAGCTCGGTCCGCGACGAAGGAGGCGACTCTCGCTCGCGCGGCGGTGAAGGCGAATGACGTCACGACGGCGGCTCTCGGTGCGAAGGTCGAGTCGGGCTTCGCTGCGGCGAAGGCGGAGCGTGAAGCTCTCGGGGCTCGGCTCGACGTCAACATCGCGAACGGGGCTACGTTCGCTGAGGAAGCGGTGTCCTTCGCTCTCGACATCGCTTCTCGGCTCGACGCTCTCGACGGTCAGTCGACGAGGGACACTCTCCGACTTCAGATCGCGGAGTCCACTCGTCCCGAAGATGAGCAGAGGTAGCATCCGGTCATGATCGAGGGACTCGACGTAGAGATCTGGGGACAGAGGGCTCGACGCGTGAAGGCGGTCCTCGTCACGTCGGAGAATCGGAACGCGATCCTTCTCTGGCTCGGCTTCACTCAGGATGAGATCGACGCGGGGCTCGGCGGGATCGTGGCGACCCTCGAACCGGGAGACGGGATCGTTCTCACGGACGGCGGGAACGTCGAGGTCGACGACGGCGACGGCGGGACTCGGCTCACTCCGAAGGTCGGGAACTTTACGCGGGTAGCGGCATCGGCGGTCGATCATCTCTACCGTCGACCTCCCGTCGAGGTCGAGGCTTCATCCTGGTACACGATCCTCGATCAAGCGGAAGCTCTCGACTCTCAGCCTCCCGTAGAGGGCTAGCTCGTGACGACCTGGTCGATGGGATGGTGGCAACGGGGAACCGCTGGGCCGACCGTCATCGTCTCCGAGCCTCTCCCTCGTTACGTCCTCGAAGCTCTCCGGACGCTCACTGAGAAGGAGCGACGATGACGACCGGGTATGTCACGCTCCCGATTCCGGGAGGGATCGCTCCTGACGGCTCGGGGACGGTGAACATCGCGGCGACCCCCGAGGTCATGATCTCGTCTGGCACTCAGACGACGAACAGTCCGAAGGTGACTCGGATCTGGCTCCTCATGGACCCGACGACGGATGAGGCGTGGATGTGGAGCTTCACACTCCCCGGCGACTACGCGTCAGGCGGCACGATCCGAGCGACCTTCTCGACGAAGGGGACGAGCGCGAACGGAATCACGCTGAAAGGCGCGGCCGCGATCCAGGTGACGGGAACGACCGACTCGGACGCGGCGGTCTTCGATACCGTCGTCACGGCGAACGGGACTCCCTCGACGACTCAGGGAATCCAGACTCAGATCACGCTCGCGCTCACGATGACGAACGCTGCCGCGAACCGTCCCTGCGTTCTCATGCTCGGTCGAGATCCTGACAACGCGTCCGACACGAACGCGAACGATCTCTGTTTGCAAGAGGCGACGTTCGAGTATACGACGACGTAGGCGCGGCTCGATGGCTCGCACGTTCACCGGTGGGGCGAATACGACGATGCTCAACCGGGCGATCTCGAATCCGGTCGCGTCCGCGTGCTCGTTCGGATGCTGGATCAAGTTCAATACCTACGCGATCGGACGCACTCTCGTCGCGTGTGGATCGAGCGCGTCGGCTATCCACGGACTACAGACCGGAGTCGCGACCGCTCAACGCATCGGGCTCCGTATCGACTGCGCGACATCGGACATGGTCCTCGAAGTCGCGGCTCCCGCTACAGGATCGTGGTACTGCGTGATCGGCGTCTGGCGTAACAGCCTCACGTCATCGCTGAGCGACATCTACACCGGGAATCTCTCGACCGCGATGGCGATCACGGCGCACGCGTCCGACACGAACGGTGTCGGCGCGTTCAATAGCCAGACGAACGCGGTCATCGGGAAGAACACGGCGGCGAGTACCGCGGTCGACGCGGTCATCGCGTTTCCGTTCATTGTTCCGTGGGCGATGACGGTCGATGAGTGCGAGAGGTTCCGTCAAGGCGACTGGTCGGTCGCGTGGGTCCACGGTCTCCCTCTCGCGTTTGTCCCGATGGAGATGAACACGGCCGCGTCGCGTGATCTGTCGACCGGGACAAACTGGACCATCACGTCGACTCCGACCGTCGTCGAAGATCCGCCGATCTCAGCGGGCTTCGGTAGGAGGTCGGCATTTCATGTCGGTAGGAGAGATCCGGCTCTGAATCTCTCGACGCCTTCGGGGCTCATCACCCCGAGTGGAGGACTCGCGAAGGTCGAGCAGAAGCTCCTCGTCGGAGCGTTTACGTGAGTCGTCTCTTCGCTGGCGCGACCGACAACGTCGCGGGGACGATCACCGCGCACGATAGCGGTCCGTTCTCGATGGGGTGCTGGCTCTACACCGATACCGACGACGCGGTCAGCGGCCGATTCATTCACATAGGGACGACCGGCGCGGGGGTTCATCTTCGCGCCCCCGGCTCATCAGGGCAGATCGCGTTTCAGATCGGCGCGACGGCGAACCTCGATCTTCAGTGGGGATGGCTCGGTGCTCAATTGTCAGCGTGGCACGCGACCGTCGTCACGAATGACGGCACTCTGACAGTCGCTAACTCGTTCCCCTACATCGGGAACCTCGCCACACCGATGGCGATCTCGACGATCTCGACGAGTAACGACGGCTCGGGGACGCGCGAGACCGGTCTCACCGCGGTTGAGATCGGCAACCGCGCGCTCGATAACGCTCGGGTATGGCACGGCCGTCTCGCTCACGCGTTCTTCGTTCCGTGGGCGATGACGCTCGATGAGGCGGAGCGATACCGTCAAGGCGACTGGACGGTCCTCTTCGCTCACGGTCAGCCTCGGTTCTACCTTCCTCTCGCGGGAGCGGGACTGTACGACCTCGCGGGGAGTACCGGTCTCTGGACGAACACCGGCGCGACCGTCGTCGAAGATCCGCCGAAGCTCTGGACCCCGGCGAGCGGCTTCCACGTAGCTCGGTCCACGGCAGCGGTCGCTTCGACGAAGCTCGTTGGGACCGAGACGCGTCAGACGAATAAGCCTCTCCCCGGAGGGATCACTCCCGCGGGGACGATCGCGGGTCGGAACGTCCTCACGAAGACCCTCAGCGGAGCGGAGACTCCCTCAGGGGCGGTCGCGAAGCTCGTCACGGTTCCGCTCTCGGGAGGGGTCACTCCTTCAGGCGCGGTGACCCGCGCGACCCTTCACGGAGTAGCGGTCTCGGGCTCGATGACTCCCTCGGGAGCCGAGACGCGGCAGACCTCGAAGATTGCGGGAGGCGGCGAGACTCCCTCGGGTTCCGGGACTCATCTCATCGGTGCTCCGCTCGCGGGCTCCGAGACCCCTTCAGGTTCCGTGGCGAAGCGGGACCAGAAGACGCTCACCGGCTCTGCGGGGACTCCTGCGGGGACTCTGGCTCGAACGGCGACGAAGGCGCTCTCGGGCTCCCTGAGCACTCTTACCGGGGCTCTGGCGAAGCAAGCTCAGAAGGCGCTCGCGGGAGGGATTACTCCTCACGGTGCTCTGACGAAGTCGATCTCCTGGCTTCTCTCGGGCGGACTCACTCCCTCGGGCTCGGTCTCGAAGCAAGACCAGAAGCGGACCTCGGGCGGACTGACCCCGAGCGGCGAGATCGACGAGGCGCTCGTCGTCCCCTTGTCGGGCTCCCTGACTCCCGCGGGTTCCGTTACGAAGCGGATCTCGAAGGCGCTCTCGGGCGGGATAACTCCCTCGGGAAGCCTGACGACCTCGACGGCTCACGTCCTGACGCTCTCAGGCTCGATCACTCCTTCGGGCGCGGTCACGAAGCGGACGAACTACGTCACGTCCGGAGCCTCGACTCCGAGCGGGAATCTCGACCAGAACGAGGTTCTCCCGTTTACGGGGACGATCGCTCCCTCGGGCTCACTCTCGAAGCTCGTCACGCGCGCTCTCTCCTCAGGGATCACGCCTTCGGGCTCCGTGGCGAAGCTGTCCTCGATCTCCGCGACTGGCTCCCTCACTCCCTCGGGCGAGGTCGACGAATCCGAAGCGATCGCGCTCGGCGGCTCGATCGCTTCGAGCGGGACCGTCTCGAAGCTCGTCCTCGTCACGAAGACAGGAGCACTCACTCCGAGCGGAACGCTCACATTCCCCGAAGGCGTCGCGCTCTCGGGTTCACTCACTCCCGCGGGAAGCCTGACCTTCGTCGTCATGAGGTCGCTCTCGGGCTCTGTCACGCCTTCCGGTTCAGTGACGAAGCTCGTCGGCTTCGATCTCGACGGGACCGTCGCTCCCTCGGGGACGATTCAGGCTCAGGCAGGGAACAACCTTCTTCTTACCTCGACGCTCCCGTCGTCGGGCGATCTGAGCTTCCTCGTCCTCGTCGCGCTCACTGGTACGGCGGGATCGAGCGGAGATCCCTCGAACGAGACCGGGCTTCATACGGGCGGCTCCGTCACGCCTTCAGGGACGCTCACGGAGACTCAGGCGGTCACGCTTGCTCTCGGCGGAGCGATCATCCCTGGGGCGCTCCTCGCGAGGCAGACCGGAAAGCTCCTCGTCGGTGTCATCGGTCCGACCGGGGCGCTCTCGATCGTCCTCGTCTCGGCTCCGGTCGGAACCGCGGTCGGTCAGGCGCGGGCGCGCGTCTCGACCTCGTTCCACGTCCCGAGCGCTCGGGCGCGGATCTCGAAGGGGAAGACCTCGACGACCGTCACGATCTCGGCGGAAGCTCTCGCGGTAGTCTCGGAAGGCAAGACCGAAGCGACTGTCTCGAACGGAAGCGCGAGGGCTCACGTCTCATGAGTCGATGCGATGTCACGATGGCGAACCTTCACTCGGCTCCTTTGGTCGAGGTCGAGTTCCGCGACTCGACGAAGGCGCTCGCGGACCCCGCGGTCGTCACGTTCGAGTGGCATGACCCAGACGGAAACGTGACGGTCTGGACCTACCTCATCGACGCGGAGATCGTGAAGGACGGAGTCGGGCTCTATCACGTCAATCTGCCGATGACCGAGCGAGGACGCTTCCCCTGGGAATGGGTCGGGACGGGGAACGACGTCGACGCTTCCGACTCGGGGGTTCTCTGCGCGCGAGAGAGCGTCTTCGTATGAGCGACGACTTCCCGATCTGCGGAACCTGGGCGACGGTCGAAGAGGCGGGAGGATGCGGCTCCTTCGAGTGTCAGACCGACGAGGATCTTCTCGAAGTCCTCGAAGCGTCGAGCTATCTGCTCTATCTCCTCTCCGGGAAGGTCTATCCGGGGATCTGTGAGGACTTCGTCCGACCTCCCGCGGTCTGTGACGATGGGCGATGCTGCCGCGACTCGTGCTCGTGCTGTCATCACGGCGTCTCGAAGCTCACGCTCGGCGCGTACCCGATCCGCTCGATTGTCGAGGTCGAGATCGACGGTGACGTCCTCGAACCTGACGAGTACCAGATCCTCAACCGGCGCTACCTCCTACGGATGGCGGACGTCGATGGGAACCGTCAGAGATGGCCCGGTATCCAGAGGCTCGATCTTCCGCTCGGTGATCCGGGGACCTGGGGGGTCCGGTTCACCTATGGGCAGGCTCCGCCGATACCGGCGAAGATGGCGGCGATCGCCTATGCGAAGGAGCTAGCGAAGGCGTGCGCGTGCTCGTCGGATTGCAAGCTCCCCGCTCGGGTCCAGTCCGTCGCGCGGCAAGGCGTGACGATGGTCATCGGTGATCCGAACGCGTTCCTCGTCGCGGGGCTCACCGGTCTCTCGACGGTCGACTCGTGGCTCGCGGCGGAGCGGTACGCGCGGCGGAACCGTCGCTCGGCTTTCGTGAACCCGGACTTCATCCTCTGCGGCGAGGGGATCTCTCGTCTCTCGGGGGACGCTCTTCAGTCCTAGCGCGGGGGACGAGCTTCCAGTCGAAATAGAAGGCTCCGAAGACGATCGAGGCTCCCGAGGTCCAGAGGACGAAGGTCCAGATCGGAGAGTGATCCCGGTACTGGGCGCTCATCCCCGTTACGACCCAGGTCGCTATGCAAGCGAGGCGGAGATACCTCATCGCTTCCGCCATCGAGCGAGGTCCGCGGCGTCTTGCTCGGGGAGATGGGCGAGATAGAAGCGGATCGCGTGACGGATGGTCTGAGCGAGTCGACGTTCGGTCGCATCGGAGATCTCGTCGAGGCGCTCGAAGGTCTCCCGGTCGAGCTTCACGCTCACTTGTGCCGGATCGGTCCCCGGAGTGTCGACCCGAGCAGAGGTCGGCTTCGAGCCTCGGGCGGTCTTCGGGTCAGCGGTGATCTTCCCTCCCGGACCCATGAAGTAGCGACCCTCGCTCACGTCTTCACCTTCGCGCACTCGGGACAGAGATCGAGCCTCTCGTATCGGCGGTAAGTCGAGATCCATCCCTGAGCCTTCGCGGCTCGGCGGACGTCGTCGATCGTGGCTCCGGGGGGGTCGTCGAGGGTCCCGCATTGATCGCACGTCAGGAGGTAATAGATCACGCGCTCGATCACTCGTCCTCCTCGGGATCGGTATCGACGGGGCTCCCGTCGTCGAAGAAGCGGCGACGGCGGGCGATGGTCGCTTCGAGGACCCAGTACCGAGGTCGCGACTCGATCCATCGGAACGGAGCGACGTACTCTCCGGACTCCTCGACCCAGGAGCGGACGGTCCGCTTCGCTTCCTTCAGGTTCGAGAAGGCGTCGAATTGCTCGATCGACGTGAGGTCGTTCCAGGCTTCTCCGGACATATGCGAGAGCCATGCTCCGTTACTCGACTGGATCGTCGCGGCTTGCTCCCCGCGCTCGTAGCTCGTCTCGACGAAACAGTCGACCCCGTACTCGGTGACGTCGGGCTCGATGGTCGTCTCGGGGGTCTTGATCCACGGCGCGGTCATAGCTCTTCGCTCCACGCTTCGACGAGGACGAAGCCGACGTGAGGCTCCTGGGTCGGATGAACGGGACAATGCTTGACGGGGATCGCTCGGGTAGGCGAACAGTGAACCTCCCCTTCGAGGAGGGTGAGCTTTCCCGGATAGACGAGGCACTCACACTCGGGCGGCATGAGACCCTGAGTCATCGCGCGGACGAAGATCTCGGACTCTCGCTCGAAGCTCACGAGGACACCTTCCCGAGACGGACGAGCGTCGCGACGTAGTCCTCCTGGTCCTTCGCGAAGACCCCGAGCCAATAGGCGGCGGAGTCGTCGGTCGGTCCGTCGTAGAGACGTCCTCCGTCCGCTTGAAAGGCGTACTCGATCTCGTGACGGACCGAGACTGCATCGCGTCGAGCGGGGAAGATCTGCTCGATCGCGTCGAGCCAGTCCGTCCCGTCCTCGATGAGAGCGGCGGTCGAGCGAAGCTGCGCGGCGTAGGCGGCGGGGTCGAAGGTGCTCATCGGTAGTTCTCCTCGGTGTAGTTCTCGCGGATGGAATCCCAGTAGCGATCGAGTTCGAGCGCTTCGGCGTCAGGGTCGACGGTGAAGTCGGCTCCGTTGCGGGGATCTGAGCGGTAGAGATCCTCGATCTCCTCGGGGGTCAGGGGACGCTCGGGATCTCCCGCGTCCGCGGGGTCGATCTCGGACTCGTCGATCTCCTCGTCCGAGCGGTTCAGGTCGAAGGCTTCGTCGTAGGTCATCGTCAGACCTTCCGAGCCGTGAGGTTCCATCGGCCCATGAGAGCGAGGAAGAAGTCCTCGTCGGCGGCGGCGACCTGAAGCTCGAAGGTCCAGCCCGAGAGCTTCGTCCCTTTGCGGGAGAGGTACTCGGAGCCCGAGGCGTAATGCGAGTGGCGGGGAGAGCAGGAGACTCGGTAGGTCGTCATGGATCTAGTTAAGCACCTTCCCCGAATCGGGTCAAGTACCTTTCCCTATCGCTCGACCGAGTAGATCCGGGGCTTCTCGATGAGCGGCTTCTCCTCTGGTCCCTTCACGTAGCTCTCGATCCGGATCCGCTTCCGGAGACTCATCCCCGGTCCGTATGCCTGCCAACGCCAATGATCCCGGACTCTCCATCGGTGCGAATAGACCCGATCGAGGCGCTTCCGCTCGGCTCTTTCCTCGTCGGAGTGCGGCACGGCGGGGTCATACAAGCGGCGGAGATGGATCACGGAGACCGCGAGGTCCGGGCGCTTCGAGCGGGAGACTCTCCGCTGAGCGTGACGGTCCGGGCGGTACGGGACCTCGACGGCGACCTCCTCGGTCATGAGATGCCAGAGAGCGAAGAGGAAGCGGCGGAGGACCGTCTGCTCGATGTTCTTCACGCCTACCGGTCCGTCCCTCAGAGGCTCGGGCTCGGGGACTCCCGCGCGCTTCTCATCACGAGTCCACGCGTGCGGGTCGGCTTCTAGCTCCTCGGTCTCCTCGGGAGTAGCTCCGCGCCACGGAGCGTCATAGCCCCATCCCATCGTTTCCCAGGGGACCCAGTCGATCCCCTGCTCCTCGATGAGCTTCACCGCGGACTCACCCTTCGAGTTCTCCTTCGAGAAGGAGTCGAGATGACGGTTCACTTCCGCGATCTCGGTTCCCTTCGTGAAGCTGAGGATCGTCACTCCCTTTCCGTTCAGATCCCCGGCGATCTCGTGAGCCTCGGACTCGACGCGCTCTCGGGTCGTCCAGGAGATCACGCGGACCGGAACCCGATTCTGTGAAGCGAGACCCTCGAAATATTCGGTCGCGTCGATCGAGCCTCCGAGGGTGAGTGGGGCTCCGAGCCAGACCGTCCCGACTTCGAGCGGGACGTGCTCGGGTAGGAGGAGCGGATCGTCGGGAAGCTCGGCGGCGAGGTCGGAGATGATCTTCACCATTCGCGGCGTGACGTAGACCATCCCTTCTCCGACGACGTCATCGAAGAGCGCGAGCCATCCCTTCGCGAGAAGCTGCCCCTCTTGCTCGTGCGCGAAGTTCGGATCGACTGAGAGCGGGAGGTTCCCTCCCTCGACGGTGATATTCCGGTGAGCGTAGTAATCGACGTGAGCCCGAGCGATCCCTCGTCCGTGCGGGGAGTGGAAGAAGTTGACGAGGTTCAGGACTCCGTCGAGCGCGTCGAGCGGACGGGCTCCGGTCTCCTCTGCGGCGGCGGCGATCGCGTCGAAGGTTTTCGAGTCGACGATCGTCCGATGCTCGGTCATGACTCCTCCTCGGGATCGAAGTCGAGCGCGTCGAGGACGCGGTGATCGTCGTCAGGGACGAAGCCGAAGAAGTCGTTCAGCCGTCGAGCGAGTCGCTTCAGTAGCTCGATCACGACTTCCCCGCTTTCCGGATCTCAGCCTTCGTCGCGGGACGGACCTTGTCGAGAGTGACCGAGCGGAATTGCTCGCGGTACAGAGTGAGCGAGCCATCCGAGTTCGCGGCGTAGACCTTCCAGAGTCCGTGACGTCCCTCGATGCGGACCCATTGTCCGCGCTCGAACGGCGCGGGGATCGGGCGGACCTCGACGCGCTCGACGTCGACGCGTTGCCGCGGGGCGAGAGTGCCTGGCTTCGGTGCGGCGCTCATGAGGTCTCTTCTGCGACGACGGCGAGGCGAAGCTCGTCGATGAGCCCAGCGAGGAACGGTCGGTTCGCGGTGATCCTTCCGGGATCTCCGGGGACGTCGGTTCGGGTCTCGTCGTTATCGAGGTAGTCGATCAAGCGGCGAGCGGCGAGCGAAAGCTGAGTAGTCGTCATGAGGAGAAGGTTACTCGATGGGGAGCGATCGGTCAAGTACCGCTCTGACCAGGGACGATGAAAGGTACTTGACGAACCTCGAAGATCCGCGGTACTCTTTTCGCATGACGACGACCGAGCTTCCCGAGTCCATCCCCTTCGGAATGACCCTCCGCATCACGAACGAGTTCGAGGACATCATCGGCCGGATCACTCCGGTCTCAGCGAAGACGTTCCGCGCATCGCGCACCAACGGGACGCTCGACGACGTTCGTCGGATCTCTCACTTCCGCTCGATCGCATCGGCTCACGCGTTCATCCTGAAAGGTGACGGGCTCTCATGAAGAGTCACCCGCTCATCGGAGCGACGGTCGTCGATAACGCGACGAAACTTCGCGGGAAGATCTTGACTGTCGCTCTCGACGGTCGATCGGTAACCGTGAGCTTCCGTCGCGGTTCCTTCTGCTCGATCACTCCGGATGACTCCGGTCGCTACTCGGTCGTCGTACCGTGAGCGACGTCGAGGAGGAGCCTGAGGTCGAGCGAGATCTGCTCGGTCACGCTCCCTCCCGCTCGGTCTGGGATTGCGGATGCGAGATCTGCGAACGGTCATGGCGGGACGACTAGTATCCGGGAGATGCGGATCGCGTACGTCGGCGGATTCCGGGAGTCCTGGCATACCGAGGTTCATTGTGCGGACGCTCTCGACGCGCTCGGTCAGACCGTCTTCAGGATCGAGTCGAGCGAAACGTCCTGGGTCGAGCTAGCTCGACGAGCGGAGCGGCGAGAGTGCGATCTCATCTTCCTCTCGGCGCGACCGATCCGCGGTCAGCGCGGCGGCGGTGAGGAGATCGAGCGAATCCGAGCGAGCTACGTCCCGATGGTCTCCTATCACTTGGACATCTTCACCGGTCTCCCGCGCGTCCTCGACGTAGGTCTCGACGGATGGTGGAAGGCGGACTTCGTCTTCACCGCGGACGGAGGGACATCGTCTGAGTTCTGGAAGCGGAAGCTCGTCCGTCATCACTGGCTCTGTGGAGCGATCCCCGAGGACGAGTGCTACCGGGCTCAGCGCGACGGAGACGGGCGCTTCGAGTGTCGGGTCGCGTTCGTCGGCGGAGCGAGGAGCTATCACCGTGAGTGGCAGTACCGAGCGGACGTGCTGAGTTTCCTCGAACGAAGGTACGGGAAGGACTTCCGGATCTTCCCCGAGGACGGGAAGCGGATTCACGGCGACGACCTGAATCGTCTCTATGCGACGGCGGAGGTCGTCGTCGGGGACTCGTTCTGTCCCGACTTCGTTCACGGCTACTACTGGTCCGATCGGATCTACCAGACCCTCGGTCGAGGCGGGGTCCTCGTTCATCCCGAGATCGTCGGCATCGGTCAGGAGTACGACCCCGGACTCGACTTCGAGACCTATCGCTTCGGGGATTACATCGAGCTAGGACAGAAGATCGACGCGCTCCTCGACGACCCCGATCGAGCGGAGCGGATGCGGGAGCGGGCGATCGAATCCACGAGGGAACGGCACACTTACGCTCAGCGGATGGCGAAGCTCCTCGACGTCGTCGAGCGTGACTACTTCCGATGAACCGACCGATCTGGGTTCTCCCGATGCTGAAGCCCGAATGGGCGGCGGAGACGATCGGCTCGATCCGAGGGAAGATCATCGGGGAGTCTCTCGTCGTCGTCGATAACTCCGTCGACGGTCTCGATCCTCTCCTCGCGAAGCGGATCTTCCGCTACGTCAGGACTGGGAGCAATCTCGGATGCTCGGCGTCATGGAACGTCGGGCGCTCCTGGGCGCTTCGTCTCGGCGTCTCTCTCGTGATCGTTTCTGAGGCGGTCGTCTTCCGTGACGGCGGACAGAGGATCGACGTGATCGCTCGACATCTCGAACCGATGGACTCGGTCCGCGCAGATCAAGCGTGGCATCTCGTCACGCTCTCCGGGCTTCTGCTCGCGGTAACCGGTCCTTTCGATGAGGGCTTCTGGCCCATCTACTTCGAGGACACTGACTACGAGTACCGGATGAAGCTCGTCGGTCGAGAGATCTTCGTCGACCCGAAGCTCTCCGAGACCTACACGGACAAGGGCCACGCTCGGTCATGGCGCGAGGGATGGGTCGAAGTGGACTACGAGCGTCAGGCGGCTTACTACCGGGCGAAATGGGGAGGCGATCCGGGGGTCGAGACCTTCGGCTTCCCCTTCGGCGTCGACCCTGGGATCGACTGAGGAGGAGTGATGGAAGAAGAGCGGGCGAGCTTCACCGCGCGGCGAGGGATCTCGAAGATCTTCGCGACGTTCGAGGTCGTCGAGGGGAAGACCGATCGGCACGCGATCCACGAGGTCTGGGAGCGGAACGACTATCGCCTTCGATCCGAGTACGTGAAGGGCGGGATCGTCGTCGACATCGGAGCGAACCTCGGAGCCTTCTCGGTCCTCGCGGCGAAGCTCGGAGCGAGGCTCGTCGTCGCGTATGAGCCTCAGCCCGAGACCTTCGATGCTCTGGTCCTGAACGTGAAGCGGAACGAGGTCCGAGAGGTCGTCGAGACTTGGCCTACCGCGGTCGACGGCTTCGGGCTCGACGAGTTCCGGATCACTGGCGAAGGCGGAGGCGCGCGAGCGACGGCTCAGAAGGAAGGCAGGAAAGTCCCGACCCTTCCGGTCGAGGCGGTCCTCGGAGCCTTCGAGCGGATCTCCTTCGTGAAGATGGATTGTGAGGGCGGGGAGATCTCGATCTTCCGAGGGATGGAGCCCGAGCTACTCGACCGCGTCGATCGTCTGGCGATGGAGTTCCACGGACCGAAGATGCCTCACTTGACGGACCTCGATCCCGGTCTGCTCGGTCCGATCGTCGTGAAGCTCGCGGAGTACGGATGGGTCGAGACTCATGGTCGAGCCTCGACCGGAGGTCTTCTCTTCTGGACGAACTACCGGCTCGGGAAGCCGAGCTTCCGGTGACGCTCGGCATCATCGGGCGCGCTGACTCGACCGGGCTCGGTGTCCTCGGGATCGAGTTCGTCCGTCACCTTCGACCGGACCGAGTCCTCGGGATCGACCTCTCAGCGGAGCGCGGGTACGCGCCGATCCGGGCTTACTTCCCTGCCTCGACTCACTGGACCTCGGGATTCCCGACGAGGGAAGAGATCGGGGACTTCCTCGACGGGCTCGATACCGTCCTCACGTTCGAGACTCCCTACGGTCCCGACCTCTTCCCGATGGCGCGCGAGAAGGGAATCCGGACGGTCCTCGTCGTCATGCCTGAGTACCTCCCGAGCTTCGGTCCTGGGCTCGGTCCCGACCTGTACGTCAACCCGACTCCCTGGGCTCCGTTCAAGCTCCCGACTCCGACCGTCACGATCCCGATTCCGATCGCGCTCGATCGCTTCGACTACCCGGTCCCTCGCGAGATCGGCGCTCCTCGTCGGCTCGTGCATCCCGCGGGGAGGATCGTCGGTCGGGACCGGAACGGGACACTCCTCGTCGAGAAGGCGGCGAAGCTCTTCTCGGTTCCTCTGTGCCTCAGTGTCCAGAGCGGTCGATCCGAGGCGCGCGATCTCCGGAACTACTTCGACGTCTTCGTCACCGCGGACGTCCTGGTCCTTCCTCGACGCTACGGCGGTCTCTGCCTCCCGATGCAAGAAGCGGCGGCGATGGGAATCCCGACTGTCCTCCTTGACGTCGGCGGGTACCGCGAGATGGGATGGCCTAGCTCTCTGCTCGTGCCTTCGCGGAAGATGTCCACTCGGCGGATGCGAGGGAATCAGATCGTTCATCACGAGACGAGACCTCAGCTTCTCGCGCAGTACGTGAACCTCCTCCTCGACGACGAGGACCACTATCAGCGGACCTCGGGCTTCGTTCGGGAATGGGCGGAGGCTCGATCCTGGGAGAAGCTCCGAGGATGGTGGGAGTCCGTTCTGTGATCGACGTCTACGGCTCTCAGCGTCAGTACCTCGATCATCTCGCTCCGATCTGGCGGGGACTCCCCGAGGAGCTTCGAGGAGACGTCCTGTACGAGCGTCAGGGGCTCTCCGAGCATCCGCTCGTGCTCGAAGCCCAGGGGCGCAGACGTCGAGGCGGGGCGCAGATCTGGAAGGCGAAGCGCGTCCTCACGGCGGGGATCGGGGACGCTCAGAACGCTCGACGATGGGGCGCGGGGGTCGCTCTCGTCGAGCACGGCTCCGGACAGACCTACATCACTCCGGGCGAGAAGGCGCATCCGAGCTACCCAGGAGGAGCGAAGCGGAACGGGATCGGGCTCTTCCTCTGCACGAACGAGGCGGTCGCTCGGGCGAACGAGGCTCTCTACGGCCCTAGGAGCGTCGTAATCGGGTCTCCTCGACTCTCGGACCTCCGAGAAGCCAGAGCCTCTCAGCGGCTCACGGAGCCCGGTTCACGTCCCGTTCTGGCTCTGTGCTGGCATTGGGACTGCCGCGTCGCTCCTGAATCGTTCTGGGCGCTCCCCGAGTTCGTCTCCTCGCTCGTCGACCTCGTCTCGACCTGGGCGGGGAAGATCATCGGTCACGCTCACCCGAGGGTCTGGGATCGAGCGGAGACCCTGTACCGCTCAGCGGGGATCGAGCCGGTCCGAGAGTTCGAGGAGGTCGTCCGTCGAGCGGACGTCGTGAGCTTCGACTCGACCTCGGTCGGCTTCGAGGCGGCGGCTCTGGGGATCCCGGTCGTCGTCGTCGACTCGACCCGATGGCGGCGGGACGTCGAGCACGGACTCCGCTTCTGGCGATGGGCGGACATCGGCCCGAGGATCTCCCCGTTCCCTGGCTACCCGAAGCGGACGGCGGAGGTCTGGGCGACGGCGGCTCTCGCGGCGCACGAAGATCCCGACCTCGACGCTCAGGCGCGCGCGGCGATGACGGCGGAGGTCTACCCGCACGAAGGGACCGAGGTCGAGCGCGCGGTCGAAGCTCTCCGCGTCTGGGTCGGCTCCCCGAAGTAGGTTCCTCCCTCGTGCGGCTCCTCTGGCTGGCGGACGTCCTCCGATCGGAAGGACTGACGGTCTTCGAGGCGGCGGGATGGCAGACCCGAGGCGTCGAGTTCAGTCACGCGATCGACGGCGTCGTCGGTCATCACACCGCGTCGAATCGTAAGAGCGGAAACTTCCCGAGCTTCTCGATCGTCATCACTGGGCGACCCGACCTGAAGGGTCCGCTCTGTGAGCTTCTCCTCGGGCGCGATGGCTCCTGGTACGTCATCGCATCGGGGATCGCGAATCACGCGGGGAAGGGAGCATGGAAAGGGACCGCTCTCGGCAATGGCTCGACGATCGGGATCGAGGCGGAGAACGACGGGATCGGGGAACCCTGGTCTCAGAAGATGCTCGACTCCTACGTCCGAGGAGTGGCGGCTCTGCTCCGTCACCTGGCTCTCGATCCGCTCCGCTTCTGTAGTCACTACGAGTGGGCTCTTCCTCAGGGGAGGAAGATCGACCCCGCGGGTCCGTGGATCGGCGGCGGGGACTGGTACTCGGGAGGTCGACCTCGGCTCTCCTGGTCTGCTCGGGACTTCCGGGCTCGGGTAGCGGCTTCGATGGGAGATGATGAGGAGATGTTCACTGACGAGGACCGAGAGCTTCTGGCGCGGGTCGAGAAGAAGCTCGACGACTACTTCGGGATCGACGAGCTAGGTAACGCGAAGGACATACGGAAGAAGATCGACCAGACCTTCATTCATGTCGCGGGAGAGGATCATCGGGATCTCGTCGCGGGTCGAGTGGCGGCGATCGACGCGAAGGTCAACCCCGAGAGCGCTCCTCCTCCCCGAGCTTGACGACGTCGAAGGAAGGTACTAGACACACATGGGTCATTCGACCTATATGGGAGTCATCCGCCATGACCCTTAGCCTCGTACTGAAGATCCTGGGGATCTGGGTCCTCGCTTCCCTCGTCGTCGGCGCGCTCTGGGCGCTCTGGTATCCCCGATTCGGTCATGACGACGACTGAGCTAGGACGAGGGCTCGAAGCCCGCGTCCGGAAGCGTGCGGCACGAGCGGGAGCGATCGCGGCAGTCCGGATGCAGACCGAGCTACGGAAGTCCTTCGCTCCGCACCGCAAGAGCGGCGACACTCAGCGAGCGACGACCGTCAAGCTCGACACTCTCACGGAGACCTCGATCTCCTACATCGCGAAGGCGGACACTCCTCAGGCGTCCTTCGTGAACGACGGGACTCCTCCTCACGTCATCACTCCGAAGGCGAACCCCGGAGCGGTCGCGGGCTCGAAGTGGCCGAGCTTCGTTCGAGGCGAACCTCTGCTCGTGTTCAATTGGCCGCGAGGCGGAATGTTCCCCGCGCGCTTCCGATGGGTCGATCATCCGGGCTACAAGGGCTCGGGATGGTGGGACTTCACGATCGCTCAGTGGCACGACTTCCTACAGGAAGCCTTCGACGAGCTTCCGCCGAATCTCTAGGTCGTGAAGTAGGGGAGCTTCGCTACGGCGTCGAGCTTCGACGTGAGTTCGAGCTTCCGGTTCGAGCGGCGACCGACCGGAATCCATCCGTACTCGGTGCCTGAACCGCGTCGAGCGACCGAGACGTACGCGACGACTCCGACGACCTCGGACTCGGGCGAGAGGATCTCGCATCTTTGGTGCTCTCGATGCTGAGGTCCGACTCGACGTGAGAAGTACCCAGGAAAGCGCGACGAGAGCGGAAGCTCGAAGACCGAGGGACCATCGGGCGAAGCCCAGACGTCGACGTGAGTCCAGACTCCCTTATCGGTCAGGTAGACCGAGAGCGCGAGCTTCGCGTCCCCTGCGTCCTCGCGCTCGTCGATGAACGCTTCTAGCTCGCGTGAGTGATCGACGACGATGGCGATTCCTTCGACGCGATGTCCGGGGCAGTAGACGATCCCTCCGTTCTCACTCCCGAGAGCGAAGTCGTCGAGTATCGCGCGTTGCGGAGCGCGGCGTCCTGGGATCGACGTTCCCCGCGGAACGAAGATTCTCACGACTCGACCTCGACCTTCTTCGTCTCGTCGACTGCCCAGAGATGACCGGCGATGATGCCGCGTCCCTCGAAGGTGATCGCGCACGAACCGTGGAAGACCTTCGTCGGGTCGAGTGCCGCGACGTCCGAGTCGAGTACCTCAGCGATGAACGAGATCGAGCGTCCCTCGTGAACGACGGAGACCCAGACCTTCGACTTCGTCTCGACCGGGTACTCGGCGGAGATCGAGCGAGCGGCGGCATCGCGTGAAGCGAGACCGTCAGAGAAGCGCGAGTTCCATCCGGAGCGATCGCGCCAGACGGTCCCGAGGATGCGACCGTCTTCGATGCGAGTCGCGAGATAGGTCGAGGAGTACGGACCCTCGTACGAGCCAGGCTCACGCGTGAAGCGGAACTTCGCGGGAGCCTTCATGACCGACCTCCGTAGACCGAACCGTCCGAGAAGGAGACGAGCCCGACAACGGTCGAAGGGTGAGTCTCGCTCCACGCGAAGGAAGCGTCGAGGACTTCATCCCACGCGGCGACGAGAGTCTTGTAGCTCTCGGTCTCGAAGACGTTTCCCGTCGTCGAATCGCTCAGCGCGTCGAGGTTCGAGTAGAAGACGCCGCGAGCGAGAAGGTAGAGATCGCTCTGCTCGGTCGAGGTCTTCGCGTCCGTGACTTGCGCGGCAAGCGAGAGGAGGAGTGTGGCCGGGGTTTGGGTAGTCGTCATGCGAAGGACGATACAGACCGGGAGCGAAGTCGTCAAGTACCTTACGAAAGTATCCGGGAAAGCCCAGGTCAGAGGGTCCGTATTCCGTATCAAGATACGGTCTATGATCGCTCCTCGATGGCGCTACCCGAGCTTCTCGAAGCGGTCCTCGCTGAAGCGGAGACTTGGATTCCCGACGCGGAGCGGAGCTACATCGCGCACGGACGACCCGCGGCGGATTGCGATTCACTCGTCGTCTGGACCGAGTCGATCGCGGCGACTCAGCCGAATAAGAACGTCTGCTCGATCGTCTCGAAGTGGACTCTTCACGTCTCGCGGTTCAAGTGTGTTCCGACGATGGACGAAAGCGGAAACGCTCTCCCCGCGGAGGACTATCAGGAGTCCGCGCTCGATCTCGCTCTCGATGGTGCGGCGATCTGGTACGGCGTGATCGAGGCATGGATCGACGGGACTCTCTTCGACGGCGCGATCGGTTGTACCGAGATCGACCTCACTCAGGGTCTCTCAGCGATCGAGCCCGCGGGCGGGATGGGCGGATGGGATCTCGTCATCATCGTGACGCTTCCGTAGTAACTACGAGCAAGGGGTGAGGTATGTCGGATGAGTTCATGAGATACAACGCGGACGGAACCGTCGCGGTCGCACTCGTCTCGAAGACGGTCGTTCTCCGACGTCCGACGATGGGAGAGTTCATCGAGCTTCGAGAGCTACTGGAACGCTTCGAGGACGAGTCCGCTCCGCTTACGCGCGAAGTGAACGATCTCATCGTCGAGGGGCGCGCGCTGAACACTGTCGAGGAGCGTCTCTCGGACAAGGCGAATGAGATCGCGGATCAGATCCGGATCAAGAGTCGCGAGGTCCGAGCGATGGGAGAGAAGACGCGCGTCGAGTTTCTGAGCGCGACGATCGAGAAGCTCGATAAGAAGAGGGAAGGGACTCCGGACGTCAACGATTTCCCGAGCGACATCTTCGGGGACTGGGTCTCGGACTTGATCGAACACTGGCGCTCGCGCCCTACGGTCCCTGGCGCAAACTAG